TAATTTAACATCATTATTTTTTAAAAATGAAATTCTTCGATATTATAGATGAATTAACATTAGATGGGACTTATGAATCAATCCAATACTTAATGAAGTTAAGGCATGACATTGCTGTCATGAACTTATTAGATCAAGGCTTCACCTTACCAGATGTGAATATGATGCCACACCCTGATTTAATTAAAGATGGTATCCATTATGATATCACATTTAGTAGCAATCCTGATATTATTAGAGAAAAGGAAGAAAAAGGGTTTACAGTTATCAATGGTTGGAATATTGATTTAAATCAAGAATCATCAGTATTAGTTAATAAAATTAATGATTATTTATCAAAGTACACTTTAGAGAACGTTCAATTAAATACTAGCTTCTTATTACCCATGAGTGATCAGGAATACTCTCATGATTTCCCGAATAAGTTGCCTAATTTTGACAAAGAAATGGTAAAAGTGGACATACCTTCATTGAAATCTGTAGTAAAATATTTAAACTCTAATAGGGGCAATGTAATAATTGGTGATTGTAAGGATTTGAATCAAATCATCTTTGGGGATGATCAATCGAGGTGCTTAGAAGATAACAACTTCCTTAGTGATCTAGTCCCCAAAAATAATTATTATATTTTAAAAGACATGAAATCTATCAGATTTATTGATGGATTGCCTAAAAAAATGAATAGTGTTAAAAAGATTGATGGTAAGCAGATAAGCTGCATGATTAAGGTATACCCATCAGTGCAAGATATATTAGATCATTTTAGTAAGAAATCTAATTTCTGTTTTAAACAGTTTTCAACTAGCTATAAGGATTATGGCAACATTGAACAAAACTTAATCATGAGAAATATTCAAATTTTCTCATCAATATGTGAAGACTTACTTTTCATGAGCTCTCAGAAAATTAAAGCTAACTCATTTGTCATAAGAGTTAATAGGTTAACCGGTATTAAGATAATCATGTCGTCCGGCCCACCTCTCACAAGGAAAGGGGCTACACGTTTTTATAGATTAATCTATGTAGACATGTACAATCATTTAACATTGTCAGGGTGGAGGTCAATTAAAAGTTGTAATTTAAATTATTACATAGGTTTGTATCGAAGTATCATGTCACACAACCTGATATTCAGAGATCGAGAAAATGATTGTAATGAATATCTATTGATCCATAACCTGTTAGCATATACTAAGAACCCAACATTTAATGACATGCTTTTATCATTAAGATACATACACATGAATAAGTTATCACATGTGGATAAAAGTAATCTGTTAATTAAGGAAAAATGGGATAAAGTTTTCAGATATAATTATATGGGTCATTTATTACACAAGATATTAATTAATGTTAATAGACACAGTTATAAGATTACTGATAAATCATTAGTTATGGATAACCTAAGTGTGAAAATAGATACCGAATCAATATTGAATTTTAAGGTCACTTCACTAATAACAGGCTCTTACTTTAACAATCCAAAATCATTAATTAATGAAATGTATATAGGTTATTATAATGAGATAAATCCAGAAAATAAACTATCATCAATTGTTAAAGTTGTAAATAAAGTGTCAAAGATGCTTTATAAAGAGCAGTTGAGTAATATGGCCTCGGAAGATCTACATGATAGTACTGAAACTTATGATTGGTACAGATATGATGAAAGTGTAATATCCACTATGTGCAAAGAATATGTTAAAAGTCTGAACATAACTAGAGGGATGTTTAATGAAAAATTGTCCAAAACCAGATTTAACAAAAATATTATTCAATTAGCAGCTTTGACTGGATCATGTGATTTTTCAGATCCCATGTCAAGAAAGTCACCTACATCCTATGAGAGTATGATTGATCTGATTAATTATTACAAGTCAACTGATCCATTCACTGTAGCTGAACAAATTGTTAATAGTGATTTTGAATATAATATGAGGATTGCGTCTAAAGTGCAACACGGTGGGGAAAGAGAACTCATGGTACAAGATCCTAGAACAAAGATCTGTAATGCTGTTGCCGATTCGATATTTGAAGCTTTATGCTCATTTGACCCTAATGAGATGCTTACAAAGCAAGATAATAAAATATATGAGCAAATGAACATGATCATCCCAGAGACCGAAACCGAAATGATATATGATAATGGTGATAATTCATCATGGGGTCCAAATATGATTCCTAAATCATTTATTAGCATGCTTCCATCTTTAAAACCAATAATTGGAGATAGATTGTGCATATTTCTACATAAGCATTTTACAAAAATGTCAAATAAAAATTTAATAAAACCTTTATCATATGATGATACTATTTATGACAAAGATCATTTGCCTGATCATTATTTGAGCACAATGTATGGCAAGAATTCAATTAAACAATCGGGAAACATGGGGCAAGGAATATTACATTACACATCATCTTTTTGGCATGGCTGTGCTATATACACAATTGATAAGAAGGTTTCTGAGATAGATGAAGTGGTTAGAGTTAAAACTATCTACTCATCAGATGACTATTTAAGAAGCGTCTGTCATGCTAAAAATATAGATAAAAAATATTTGTGTAACAAGATTGAAAATATTACTTTAGTAATTAATCGCTACTTTAACATCATAAAAAATATATATAAAAGCACCTACTCATCAGTGATAAACGAGTTTAATTCACAATTTGCAATAGGTCAAGGGTTTCTTATCCCAGACTCTGTTTTTCTCATACCAATCTTTCAATATGAACCATGTAAAGATACTGCGGACGTTATCATGAAATTCTTTCAGAAAGTGAGGACCTATGCTAATAAGACAGTAACATTAAATGATACTGACATTGTCCTGAGAATGGGAGCAATGCACTTATCAATTTTAGGTTTGGATATTAATGTGGATCCCCTACTAATAAAATTCTTAGGAATGGATAAAGTGAGTTTTATTAACAAAGCGTTGCTTAAACCACTGAGACATTTAGATATATTAAGAAAGAATAAATGGGAAACTAACAAATCATTAATTCTCCCAACAAGGGCATATGATAGTTCTATATCACATGGTATTAACGCTATATTTAATTCTACTAAAGGCCATGAATTAATAGATAGATCATTCAGTGTTCTTAAGATGATTATAAACTCAAAAAAAGATCAACCTGATGCAAAGTTAATAGAACTAAGTTATCCAAATCAAAAGCTTTTTGATTATATTAAAGATTTCAGCAGGTCAATAATAATTGATGACATTAAACCAATGAGAGTTAAAAATTATTATCCCTGTAAGATATTGAGCTCTTCATTTAAATTTAAAAATTCAGTGGAAACACTGTTTTGCATTAAAAATAAAATTGAATTTGATGATAGGTTTATAACAAACTCATCTACATTAAAACATGAGTGTTTCATGTTAGATGGTGACTTAGATAAAATGAGGATAGATCATGAATTGTATATGTCATCCCTACCTATCTCTTACACAGTTGGAAAGAAGAAAGGGACTCTAATTGACATTTTAAGAGAAAACATATCTTCTAACCTCATTAGTAACAAAAGAATTATATTCAGAAGTTTAGATATTGATTATACAGATTCTTCATTAATTAATTTGAATAAAAAATGTTTTAACGTATTATCTGAAAGCACCTTCTTGTCAGTAGTTGAAAACTCTGTTAAGAGAGGTGTTGATCACATTAGGAAATTTTTTGAAGATTTAGACATAGAGAAAACTTGTATTAAAAATATTGCTAATTACAAAAATATTAAAAAGATGTGGGATATTATGTCCACTATTGACTTAAGGTATCATGAACTATATAAAAATAGCCCAATATCATATAGATTTAAAAAGAATCAAACGTTTAAGGATGGGAAATATGATATAGAATCCGATTGTGTAATAATTGCAAAGTCACAATTCAGCCAAATAGAAATTAAAATGACCTCTGGTTATGTATCATGTAAGGCCTACAGTATAAATGTGGTGGATTCCAAAAATCTATTTAAAACAGTGCTCACACACACATTAAACAAATCACAACAGATGAAATTAAAGCACCATCCATTAGGTAACATTAATCTTTTCCCAGATATTGAACCCGGTACTCAATTTCATTTTGAAATGGTTGCTTCAAGATTGTTTTTTGAAGAATTAATACATCCAATTGAAAGCATCAATTTTAGTTATGATGATCAGGATTTGGCTATAGCATCTGTTCAAAAGGGAATAATTAGATTTGGTGGTGCTTTAAAATGCCCGGATAATTACAATCACCCTTTGAATAAAGACTATTTAGACGTAAATGATCTAAAAACCATGATAGAATTTTATTTTAACCCAGAGAATGTAGAATTTAAAGACTTATCAAATCTTAATGATAAATTAAACAATTTAGAAGAAGAATTTGATTTTGATAACTTAGATATGGGTTTTGAAATTGAAATGAGTGAGAATATGGATACGGCTCCTGTTGATATAATTCAAACTAAAAGAGTTAATAATTTAAAAAAGAAATTAAATGCAATGGTTTTTCAGAAATATCTGGATCTGTGTAGGAATGAGTGCTCGACGTATTATTGCATCAGTGCTCCAGAAATTAATAAAGTTATAGACTCGGATATGCAATTAGAACATAAAATGGTAGTTGTGCATGATTATATAACTAGTAGGTATGAAGTTACTACAAATGATTTTGTCGAGATGATGGATTTTGATGAGATGTTAGTAATAAACTTATATAATAATAATGTAGAAAATGATTTGGAAGATGAATTTAATTTTGAAGATGAGTTTGACTAATCTCTCCACTACCCTGTGGGAGGGAGAGGATTAATTGATAGGTTGAATTCATAATTGTAAGAATTAATTAGAGG